GCTCCCACTTCAAAGTCACTTTGTGCTCGGACATGCCTTTCTATAGAGCGCGCGCAAGGGCGCCGCAACCGTCTCCTCTTCTCTGTCAGATACGCATCGCGCTCGCTCCGCCATTTGATCAGATCATGTAGCTCGACCGAAACACGCGTCGCCCGCGCCGTTCCGGCTGACATCGGAGGATGCCGGCGATGCCGACGGGTACAGTGGAAGGCGCTGCCGCTTGTTCATCCTGAAAAGCGCCAACCTGTTGCTCTAGCTCCCGCCACATGGCTTCGGTCCAACGGTCGGCGCCCGCGATCCAAGCGGCCGCACGCGCGTAGACCCGGCAGTCGAGCGCCTCATTTCGCTCCCGCAGCTTCTGCCATTCGAGACGTGTGAACCCGCGCTTGGTCTTGACCGTGACCAGCTGCTCGCCGACGAGCTGCTTCACCCATTCTGCTTCGGCCCCCCGCGGCAGGTGCACGTACCCTGCAGGGTAGCTCCCCGCGGAGAGCTCTTCGTCGGTGGGTGCCGCCAAGCGTAGAAAGCGGTAGGTCTCGCTCTTGAAGGTCGCGACTGCGATGGTCCACAGCCGCGCCCCACGGCGCAGCTTCTTGCCGCCCTCCGTGACGTCCACGTGGGTCGGGCCCGCGACCGGCGCCGCCCGATTGAAACCTTCGACACCCTTGATCGGCGCGATCTGACCGTGGCCGACCTTGCGAGCCCAGGCATAGACGGCGGGCGCCTCGTAGCCGGTATCGATCGCGAGCTTCGCAATCGCGAGCGGCGTGCCGTTCGCATGCAACCAGGTGCGATCGAGGAGGACGGTAAGTTCTTCCCAGGTCTCGGCTCGCTCGGGTCCGCCTTCGATCACGATGTGATCGACGAGCCAGCTTTCGAGACCCCTCCCCCAGGCCCAGACGTCGACCTCAATACGGTCCTTCTGGACGTCGGCGCCCGCCGTCAGGAACAGGCCGCCTCTCGGCACGATGCCGATCTGCCAATTTTCACGGCGCTCATAGAGCCGTTGCCAGTCTGGCGCCTCACCAGTCTCGATCCAGGTCTCGCCAAGCACGCTGTTCTTGAAGCTGCGCTTGGCCTCATCGGTCGCCTGCGCCGCCTCGCACATGCGGGCGATGTCAGCCCACGAGAACCAGCCGACGGGCGAATAAAGTGCTGAGAGATGAAAGCCGATCGTGCCGGGATCGGTGCCTTCCGCCGTCGGCCGCCACTCGCCCGCGCGCAGCATGGCGGTCTTGTGGTGCTCTTCGATGCGGCCGTCGCAGGCGCCGCATTGGTAGTGCGCGCTCTCGGGCTTTCCTTTGTCCCAATGCAGCCGCTCGAACTTAAGCCACTGCATGTCGCCGCAGTGCGGGCAGGGCACGAAGTAACGGCGCTGGTCTGAGGCCTCGTACTCCCGCTCGATACGCGAGATGCCGTGGATCGTCGGCGTCGAGGCTAGAAAGATCTTGCTCCGCCACGAGAACGTCCGGACCCGTGCTTCGGCCAGCGCAACCGGGTCCCCTTCCTCGTCAGCCGAAGGTGGGTAGGCGTCGACCTCGTCCAGAAAGAGATAGCGCGCGGGCATCGACCGCAGGCCGACCGCGCTGTTGGCACCAGTGATAATGAGCAGCCCAGCCGGGAATTCCTTGCAAAGGACCGTGTTGCCGGCATCGCGTGCTCGAGAGGGTTTGACCCGATCCCGCAACGCCGGGCTCTCCGCGATCAGCGGTTCGATACGCTGCCGAGAGAAGCGCTTGGCCAGCTCCACCGTCGGCTGCACCGCCAACACCGGCCCGGGCGCGTGATGAATGACGTAGCCGATCCAGTTCGATCCAGAGGTAGTCGCACCCACCTGTGCCGACTTCATCAAGACGATACGGCGCGCCGGGTGGCTCGACGACAACGCATCCATGATTGCGCGCATGTACGGCGTGCGATCGGTACGGTAGCGTCCTGGCTCCGCGGAATCGCGCGGGCTCAAGTAGCGATGCGCGTCCGCCCATTGCGACACCGTGAGCAGCGGGTCGGGGCGCAGCCCATCGCGCCACGATTGCCAGAGCTCCTCGCCGCCGTCGAAATCGATCATCGGAATTCTGGCCTGAGCTCCGCAAGTTCGGCCAGATGAGCCCGCACTTGCGCCTCCAGAACCCTTTGCATCGGATGCGGCTCGACGCCGAGCTCTGCCGCCATCAGTGCCGCCACCCGAGCCGGCCAATTGATCCAGGTGTCGCGTTCCTCGCGCGCTAATCGAAACACCAGTGCAGTGGCTCGATCGCGCTCGACCAGCTCGCCCTTCATACGCTGGACGCGTAGGCGCGTGAGATGCGCCATGGCGATTTCGCGCGCGGTGCGGGCCTCGACAAAGGTGACCCGCGAGCCCGCAGGCAGCCCCTGCTCCCGCAGGGTCTCGCGCACTGAGCCGAGTGCCGGCTCCGCTACGGGGCGCAGCTTCTCGGGCTTCGAGTGCGGGGTCGGCCTCGCGCGACCCGGATCAGTCGACCGCTCCCAGGACGCATCCGCCTTGGCGGGGTCAACCGTGCCGTCCGGCTCTGGCGTCACCTTCCCCGTCTTGATCGCGCGCAGCACCGCTACATGGCTGACACCACGCTCCCGCGCATACGCGCGGATTGATAATCCCATGATCGTTCTGCCGCAGACAAAGCAATCAAATAATCCGCTTATGCACTTGGCTCAGGGGCCAATCAGAGCATTCATGGGCCGTGCTCGGGCCTGATTTGCTTGGCGCCTAATCGCCCCGTCCATCGATTGATACGGGGCTCGTGGCGGTAGAAGGGTCGCGATGGTCGCGGCTCGACGACCAGGAGCCACATCATGGCCCAGCTTTCCGATGCTCAGCTTGTTGTCCTGTCTGCCGCATGCCAGCGGTCGGACCGATCGGTCTATCCCGTCACCACAAAGCTTCCCGGCGGCGCCGCGGCCAAGGTCCTCGGCAGTCTGCTCAAAAAGGGCCTGATCAGGGAGGTCCAGGCCAAGCGCGAAGACACCGTTTGGCGGGAGGACAAGAAGCGTGGCCGCCTGACTTTGCGCGCAACGCCCGCCGCCTTCGAGGCGCTCGGCATCGACCAGGGCGAGGCACCTGCCGAGAGCGATGGTGACGCTGAATCGGCCGCTGAGGGCCGCACCAAATCGCGCCGGAAGCGACAGGCTGGCAAGTCGAAAGAGAGGCCCAGCCGCACGCGCGCCAGCAGCAAGCAGGTGCAGCTCATCGAGATGCTCAAGCGGCCGGAGGGCGCCACAATCCAGGAAATCGTGGCGAAACTGAAATGGCAGGCCCACACCGTGCGGGGAGCCTTCGCTGGCGCTCTCAAAAAGCGCCTTGGGCTGAAGGTCGAGTCAGAGAAGGTCGAGGAGCGCGGACGAGTGTATCGCTTACGCTAAGCGTCGAAGCCAGCAGCGGTTGCCGAGCACCAGTGACAGACGCTTGCGAATCTGTCCTATCTCTCGACATAACAACTCCGCTGCGCGCCGGCGGGATACAAGTACGGCGCACCAATCCTCGTACCGCTACCTCTCCTGCATAGCGTAGGTCAGCGTCCGGGTTTGAGCTCGCGCCCTTCCGCCGCGAGCGCCTTCCTTACGTCCGACTGTGAAATCCCGAATTGCCGAGCGATTGCAGAAGGCCGCACGCCCGCCTTGAAGGCAGCCCGCACCGCGTTCAGCTGGCCTTTCGTCAGGAAACCTGAGGCCAGCCCAGCGGGCACCCGAGGTAGTCGTGCAATCTCTTTCGCGGGAGTCGATGGCAACCTTGCGACGCCCCGCCTCCGCAGTCACTGCCGAAAGCAACGCATCGATTTCGGCATCATCCAGCCGCTTAAGCGCCCCAGCCAAATCCTTTGGCAGGAAGTGGCGCGGAAGCTGCGAGCCCTGATTGTTCGACGTAACTTCGCTGCGCGAGAGGGGATCAGGCGCCTTCGTCGTCGAAGGAGCCGAAAACAGGTCGGGTGCTGTCCCTTCCGACCGGCGGGATGGCATGATGCCAACTATGCCGTCGGCGTATCGCCGGGGCAATCGCCCGCAAGGGAGTTATCCCGCGGTAACCCTCTCGGAAGCCAGTTCAGCGAAGCTCGGCCCGCCGGGAGTGAGCATCGCCAATTTCCCTGTTTGGGACTGCCAACGCCCGACCATGACATCGACGTATCTGGGATCGAGCTCTACCAAACGGGCTCGCCGTCCCGCTCGCTCGGCCGCAATTAGCGTTGTGCCTGAGCCGCCAAACGGATCGAGTACAATGTCGCGGCTCTTCGACGAGTTGCGGATCGCACGCTCGACCAGCTCGACGGGCTTCATGGTCGGGTGCAGATCGTTCTTCGCCGGCTTGTCGATGAACCAGACATCGCCCTGGTCGCGCGCGCCGCACCAGTAGTGATCGACACCATCCCTCCAGCCGTACAAGATCGGCTCGAATTGGCGCTGATAGTCGGCGCGTCCCAAAGTGAACGTATTCTTGGCCCAGATCACGAACGTCGACCAATGGCCGCCAGCAGCCCGGAAGGCCTTTTGCAGAACATCGAGCTCCGATGACGACATACAGATGTACACCGCGCCTTTCGTGGCGACGAGGATGTTCACGCAGGCGTCATAAAGCAGGGCCTCGAAATCTTTTCCAAGATCATCGTTCAGAATCGGCCGACTCTTAGCGCACTTCTTATCCCCTGAGTTGGCGTAATTGACATTATATGGTGGATCGCAAAAGGACATGTCTGCGAGTTCACCGCCGAGAACTTTCTCAACGTCGGCCAGGACTGTTGCGTCCCCGCACAGCAGCCTGTGATCGCCGCAGGTCCAGAGGTCACCAGGCCGACTGACCGGCTGGGCCGGAAGTTCGGGAACATCGTCTTCGCCTTCATCGGGATCAATCTGTGTTGCCAGCAGCCGGTCCAGTTCCGCATCATCGAACCCTAAAAGGTCAAGGTCGAACGCCTCCTCCTTGAGCGCGGCCAGCTCGGCCACCAACATCTCTTCATTCCAACCTGCGTTGGCCGAAATGGCGTTGTCGCAAATCATCAGCGCGCGGCGCTGGGTGGGCGTGAGGTGCGACAGCACGATCACCGGCACCTCCGGAAGGCCCAGCTTGCGCGCGGCTAAGACCCGACCGTGCCCAGCAACAATCACCCCATCGTCCCCGACCAGCACCGGGTTCACAAACCCGAACTCGGCGATTGATCCGGCGATCTGCGCCACTTGTTCATCCGAATGGGTGCGGGCATTGCGCGCATGCGGGATCAATCGCTCAAGCGGCCAATGCTCGAGCGCGCTCGGAAACTGTCTCGTCATGGTGTTTTGGATAGAAGGCGGTGGTAGCCCGGCGGTGGTACGCCAATGGGGCGGTAACTCAGATTTTGCGGCTGTCAGTAGCGAGATTTCGGGGCGGCGCCCCCCGCATGCGTTCTATGCCAGGGAGGACCCGCGTGAGCTGCGAGCTCGTCTTCTGCTGTTGGCTCACTCGCAATTTGACACCGTGCTCTTACGCTAAGACTTGTATCGGTCACACGTCAATTCGAAAACGATCGGCTCGTGCATTTTTTCTGTAAGCTATTGATGCGACTCATAAATGTGACGAGCGGGCGTTGAGCTCTCAAGTTCATTGGTGTCGTTTCGGAACTAGCGAACGAACAATCGCGTATGCAAGAGCATCCGCGAGACAACGATAACTCCAATCGTTCATGTGCAATTGATCCGGCGACAAGAATTGTTCGAAGCCGAGATGCTTGTCGTGCCAAGACCGCATAAGGTCGAATCGACGGAAAAGTGCCGCGCCAGCCTGAAGGGCAG